GCTGATCGGCCCTCGCAAGCACCGGGTTTACAATGAGCCGCGCCGGGAGATTTGGTGCAGTCTTAAAGGGAAGGGCTACAGCCTCAAACAGATTGGCGCGTTTTTCAACCGCCATCACACCAGCATTCTTCACGGCATTCAACAGCACGAGGCTCGCAATGGTAGCGTGGGTTGAGATTGCGCCCCTAAGCGAGCGGGCGTTAGAAGTTCCGGGGGCCTTGCTGGTCCTGGAGAGAACGGCCAAGGAGATGTTGGGGCTTCGCAAGCCTAACCTCAGTTGCATTAGTCGAAAGGGTGAGGATTCTCTAAAAAACGCAGCAGATGCTTTGATTAACGCTGGATACATTGCTGCCCACGACAGGGGGAAATCTGGTTCTGATACTGTAATTTCACTGACCGATGCTGGATGGACGGCACTTGGTCAAGAGCGTCCCATCTGGATGTAATTAATTACGCCTAGCTCAATGCAGGCGGCTCGGTTCAACAATCGCCCTAGAGATGGGCTACAAGTAACGTCACCAACTCTTAGAGTTATGTCACCGGTGCGTAAGTGTTTGGACCCTCAGACAGACGAGCTATCGAATGCGCCACATTCTAAGCTGCCGCCTGTTTTAAGCTAGGCGAAAAAGGAGAGAGACATGAGTATCAAGATTGAAGTTGGGAAGAAGTACGAACTAAACGGCGGAGGGGTTGTTGAGTGCGGCCGAATGAGTGGCGATAATGAGCTTGGCATTAATGACAATGGATACGGACCGTTTATTTTGGAGGGGATGTGCTACCATCAAGACGGAAGATTTGGCGCAGAGGATTCAAGCCATAATCTATCAGTTAAGCGCGAATGGACCGATAAACCCGAAGGCAAGACGCTGGCCGCTCCAGGAGCTATGTAAGCAGCATTCTAAAGCGCGGAAGCACTGACCGCATTGAGCGCATGGAGAAAGAGTTCCGGGATTTGGCTGCCAGAACTGCGTGACTTCATTGTGAGTGAGTGTTTGGGCGGTTGGGGATGACCCTGCCGCCTTTTTCTTTGTTTGATGTGCGTTTTTCACTTGCGCACCGGGGCGATTGCCCCTATTCTGTATATACAGCAAGGGACACAACGTCCCGCCAGATAGGAGACTGAAACAATGCAAGCCCAAATCACCAACGCCTTTACCGCACTGAATGCCAAACTGATTGCAGACGACCAGCGTTGGGGCCGCACCATGTGCGAAAATCGCCCCGCCGCATTGGAAGCCGCAAAGGCGCGTTTCGAAACTGGAGACGATACCTGCGCCAGGTACTACCGCAACGGCAACGGCAGCGTTCGCTGCTTCGACATTGACTTAGCCCTGATCGAGTACTACGGCAGCAAGGCAATGCTAAGCATCATGGAAGGTCGCACAATGGCCGACGCGCTGGCCCTGCTGGAAAAGAACACCACCATGCTGATCGAACGCCGCGACGCCAAGATCATCAAAGCCCTGACCAAAGCGGGCATTACTGAAATCCCCGACTTCGAACTGGTTGAATGCTCCGATGGTCTGGAAGGTCTGTTCGTGATCGCGGGCAAAACCGTGACCATCCGCACCATCATCGCAGGCGGTTACAACATTCAGCGCCTTCACAACCGCACATTGGTAAAAGTAAAATGACACCCACAGAAATCAAACAGGCCCGGTTGGATCTGGGCCTGACCGTCTCACAGTTCGGCAAGCTGCTGGACATCAACGACGAGCGCACGATGCGTCGCCACATGGCACCACAGGCCAACAAACCGCCCTCACCCCGCATGGTGCGGCTGATACGGGCTTACATGGCCGGTTATCGCCCCGACGACTGGCCGCAGTGAAGGATCGCAGAGAATGAGCCTAAAAGCACAGAAGCGCCGCATCAGCATTGCGCTGGATGAAATGGCCAGAGGACTTGCGCTATACCATAAGGGGCAGGAACGCCTTAACCTTATATGTGGCGACATTTGCGACGGTAATATCAGTGATATTGTGAACGATGATGTCGACCGCCAAGACGCCCTATTGTCCATCACCGAAGGCATTAGCGCCTCCGCCGAGGACATCCTTGATTGGTGCGAAGAGTTCAAGCACAAGGAGACCGACCATGACTGAACTGAAACCGTGCCCGGAGCGCCTGTTTCTCCGCGACGACCACATGGACGAAATAGCAAACTGGATGCAAGCGGATGCGGGCGACGCCGACGCTACAGAGTACATCCGCGCCGATCTCGCCCGCCCCGAACCAGCCGTTACCGTGAAGCCGCTGGAGTGGGAGGAGCAGTCTATCGGGTATTGGTTCGCCAAAGACCCGCTGGGCGGTAAGCTGGACTACTACAGAGCACACCCACATAGAGATGGGGGAGGGTGGCGGGCTTACCTCAGGGACTTTGATACCGGTATAGTCGCCGACGAAAGCACGGCAAGAGCCGCAGCTCAAGCCGACTACGAACGTCGCATTCTCTCAGCCATCCAGGCCACTCCAGCCCCAGACACACGGGCCGATGCGCTGCGGGAGGCGCTGAGTGGCCTATACAGCGCCCTTGATAGCTGCGTCGATCTAACGCCAGAGGTCATGGCAATCGCCCGCGCCGCACTGAACAAGGAGGGGGAGTGATGAGCGGAAAACTTAACCTAAGATCGGTTGCGTTGCGTAAGAGGCTAAAGGAGCGGACGCGCGTGATAAGCGTGGCTCAATGGCAAGATTTGATAAGTCATCCTGATTTCGGAAAGCCGGGGGAGCTTATAAGGATAGAGCGGAAACCGAAAAGGCCAGTATGGGAAATGCTAGGATTTCGGGCGACAAGGCATGACTAATCCCACAGGACACGGCAGGACTTACGAAAGCACATGCGAGGGGAAGGACAAGCTGACAGCCAAGGTGGCAAGGGGCATATGCAGGCGCATGAAGCGGTCAGGTCGGGCAAAGGTAGCGCTGGACACGTACAAGTGCCCTCACTGCGGGTTTTATCATGTGGGGAGGTCGCCAGATTGACCTTTACCCCCCTCTAAGCTAAACTTCACAACCACAACACACACTTGCACCCCATAGAGGACAGGTACACATGGCAAAGCGAAAGCAGCTATTCCACCCGGACGAGGTGAAGAAGAAAATCCAGGCCAGTCAGCTCATTAACCGCTTGCAGGATAACGCGTTTGCTGATGAGGAGTTTTTGACCCAAGGGCAAATTCAGAGCATTAACAGCCTCTTGGATCGCGTGGTGCCGAAGCTCAAGGCGATTGAGCTAAGCGGAGATGCTGATAGCCCGGTGGCAGTTCACACAATCGAGCGCGTCATTGTCAAAGCTACAGATTAGAACCCCTGAAGTATTTGCTCCCCTGCTGGAGCCAGCCCGATACAAGGGCGCTCATGGTGGACGGGGTTCCGGCAAGTCTCACTTCTTTGCAGAGCTTGGCGTTGAGGATGCGCTAAGGCTACCCGGTGAGATTGGCGAGGGTATGCGCATGGCGTGTATCCGAGAGGTGCAGAAGTCACTGAAGCAATCTGCCAAGCGGCTGTTTGAAGACAAGCTGCAAAAGTTCGGGCTTGGCGAGGCGCAGGGCTTCAAAGTGTTCAACGAGGTAATCCAGACGCCCAAGGATGGCCTCATCACCTTCACGGGTATGCAGGACCACACGGCAGACAGCGTGAAGTCCATGGAAGGCTTTCACCGCGCCTTTGTTGAGGAGGCACAGAGCCTGTCTGAGCGGTCCCTGATGATGCTGCGGCCAACTATCCGGGCAGAGGGCAAAGACCTTCGCGGCGGTGACTGGCAGTCAGAGCTATGGTTTAGCTGGAACCCAGCAAGGGCAACCGATGCGGTAGACCGTATGCTGCGCGGGCCTAACGTGCCTACAGGTGCCACGGTCGTTCATGCCAATTGGAATAATAACCCATGGTTTCCCAAGGTTCTTGAGCAGGAACGCTTGGACTGCATGGAGAATGAGCCTGAAAAGTATGGCCATATCTGGGACGGTGACTATGCGCGCGTATGGGAGGGCGCATATTTCGCCAAGCACCTGACCACGGCAGAGCAAGAGGGCCGCATTGGCTTTATCGGGGCAGATCCCCTCATGGGCACGTTTGCCTTCTGGGACATCGGCAGCAGCAGCCAGAAGTCAGACGCAACATCCATTTGGATCGGTCAGATCATCGGTGAGGAGATCCGGGTTCTCGATTACTATGAGGCAGTGGGCCAGCCGCTGGCAGCGCACGTGAACTGGCTGAGGTCAGCGGGCTACGGCGATGCGACGTGCATTCTCCCGCATGATGGGAAAAAGCACGACACGGTTTATGCTGTCACGGTAGAGGGGGCGCTGCGTGAATCCGGCTTTGAGGTGCAGACAGTGCCCAACCAAGGCAGGGGCGCTGCAATGCAGAGGGTTGAGGCTTGCCGCCGCATGTTCTCCCGGATTAGGTTCAACAGGGAAAAGACAGAGGGCGGGCGCGAGGCTCTTGGCTGGTATCACGAAAAGCGGGACGAGGTTCGCAAC